CGCTGGCAGTATTAGCGGCTGCCGAAACAGCGGCTGATTTCGCAGGGATTCTCTATACCGACGCGCCGGCCGGTGGCGAAGCCGACGCCGCTGAACCTTTCGAACCGATCGAACTGGAGAAGCGATCTCTGCTAACGATGCCAGGCGGATGGAAGATGGCTCAGATGCACGCTGAGCAACCAGCCACGACATACGCCGAGTTCAAGCGTGAGATTCTCAACGAAATCGCACGTTGTTTGAACATGCCGTTCAATGTCGCTGCTGGTAATTCGTCGGGTTACAACTACGCCTCCGGGCGACTCGATCACCAAACCTACTTCAAGTCGATCCGTGTCGAGCAGTCCCAAATGGCTCGCACCGTTCTGGATCGCATTCTGTACGCGTGGCTGCGCGAAGCGATTCTCATCGAAGGCTATCTGCCTAACTCGCTTCGCACTCTCGACTCGTCGTTCGAGCATCAATGGTTTTGGGACGGACATGAGCATGTCGACCCAGCCAAAGAAGCCAATGCCCAGAAACTCCGCCTCGCCAATCATACGACAACTCTGGCCCATGAATACGCGAGGCAGGGGCGTGATTGGGAGGCGGAACTTAAACAACGCGCGAAAGAGATCTCGCTCATGCGTGAGCTGGGACTCTCGGCCGATTCAACTTCACTTTCTCCAGGAGATGTAACGGATGACGAAGACATTGCAGTCGAACAAGCAGAGTGAGGTGGATGCCGAATCGGTACCAAGCTCGCTGCGAATCGTTTGTGACGATTCCAGTTCGATCAATTTACATGCCGCCGAGGCTGCCGAAGAAGGCAAGCCGGCGCTGCGAAAGTTCTCGATGGTTGCGTACACCGGTGGCGCGATGCGTCTTGGTGGCTGGCCTTACCCTGTCGTTGTGGACCTAGCAGGCATGCGAGTGACTCGTAAGTCGCGCCCAATCCTCAAGGACCACGATCGCGCCAGTATCGTTGGTCACACCGATGACATCATGGTCGGCGATTCGAGACTGGAAGTCGCCGGCGTAATCTCGGGTGTAGGCAACACCGCTCAAGAAGTCATCGCCACCAGTGAGAACGGTTTCCCTTGGCAAGCATCGCTCGGAGCGAACGCCGACAAGGTTGTCTTCATTCCTGAAGGAAAGACTGCGACCGCCAACAGTCGCGAGTTCAAGGGTCCAGTCTACATCGCTCGCAAGTCAACGCTCGGCGAAGTCTCTTTCGTGGCCCTTGGTGCCGACGATGACACCGAGGCTCGGATTGCAGCTGGCCAGTCTGGCGATGACGAGGAGCTCGATAGCGAACAGCCGGATGACGTCACCACCGAGTCCGATGATTCGGAGCTCGACCCGGTGAACGCAAGCCTGGATATGGGCAGCAAGCCCAAGCGTCCTGTCACTAGTGGAGTCGTTTCCAAGATGCGCATCGAAGCCGCTGCTGAATCCAAACGTATCGCCGGCATTCGCAAAGTGTGTGCTGGCAAGCATCCAGAGATCGAAGCTCGTGCCATTGAAGAAGGCTGGAGCGTTACCAAAACGGAGTTGGCAGTGCTGCGAATCGAACGACCCAAGGCTCCTGATCAACAGGCAAGCCAACCGATGTACCGACGCGAAGTCCTCGAGGCAGCTTGCTGCTTATCGGTAGGACTCGACGAAACCAAGTTGCTCAAGGCTTATGGCGAGCGCACGCTCAACTCTGCCGATCCACTTCGTCACATCGGCTTGCGTGAGCTCGTCGCCGAGTGCGCACGGCTCGAAGGCTTCGATGTTCCTCGCGTCTTCGGCGATGGAACGGCAACGATTCGCGCCGGCTTCTCGACGATGTCACTTCCAGGCATCCTCGAGAACGTCATGAACAAGACGCTTCTGTCTGCCTATGAGTCGACACCGATCGCAGCGTTTGATTTGTGCAGCATTGGAACTGTGAGCGACTTCAAGGAAATCGCTCGCTATCGATTGCTTGGTACCGGCGGGTTTGAAAAAGTCGCGCCGGATGGTGAGCTCAAGCATGGCAAGCTTTCCGACCAAAAGTACAGCAACAAGGCTGATACTTATGGCCAGATCCTTGCGTTGACGCGCCACGACATCATCAACGATGACCTCAACGCATTCATGGACATACCGCGTCAAATGGGTCGCAGCGGAGCCGAGTCGATCGACGACCTGTTCTTTACGTTGCTCCTCAAGAACACCGGGTTCTTCTCCTCGGCTAACGCCAACTTGCTCACGGGTCCAGACACAAAGTTCGGTCCCGAATCACTCACCGTTGCCAAGACAACCTTCCGCAAACAGAAGGCTGGACCGAGCAACAAAGCCAAGGACCAAAAGCCGATTAACATTCGGCCCGAATTCCTGGTTGTTCCTGTCGAGATTGAAACCGACGCCGAACTGCTGATGGGCTCTGCGCAATTGATGATCGATGCGCAAGGAACGCCGACCAAGATCCCGGTCGACAACCCTCACCGCAACAAGTACCGCGTCATTTCAACGCCGCACTTGTCGGACAGCTACTACCAGGGAGCCAGCGGCTCGGCTTGGTATCTGTTCGCTAATCCGAATGTGCTGCCGGCGTTTGAGATTGTGTTCCTCAATGGTCGACGCACGCCGGTCATCGAACGCGTTGAAATGCCTGCCAACACACTTGGCATGGGCTTCCGTTCTTACATCGACTTCGGTGTGAACTCGCAAGACCCACGCGCTGCTGTGAAGGTCACCGGCGAGTGATCTCCTTAGATGGGTCGGATCTGTCGGATTCGACCCATCCGTCCTAACAAACTCAAGACTCAAGACTCAGGACTCCAGACTGATATGCAAGCTCAATTTGTTCATGACGGTAAGGCCGTCGATTTCACTCCCACCGTTGATGTCGCGGTTGGATCAATCGTGATCCAAGGCGACTTGGTGGGGATTACCAAACGCGACATCAAGGCCGGCTCGCTCGGCTCGATCGCTGTGGAAGGTGTCTTTGACATTCCCAAAGACCCCGCTCTGGCAATCGAGTTCGAAGCGGGCACCAAGGTCTACGTCGATGAAGACGGGGCTGTGGTCGCTGACGATGTTGGCACCAAGTATCTGGGCAAAGTCGTCACCGACGCTGCCGCCACTGATTCCTTTGTCCGCGTTCGCCTGAGCCAGTGATGAGACACCGTGAGCAACAACGCACAAATCATAAACATTGGAGCGATCCACGTTGCTGACGGCACGACCGTCGACTTCGTACCTGAGGTTGATGTGCCTGCAGGTTCGATCGTCGTCGTGGGAAAGCTTGTGGGCATCGCCAAGTTTGGGATTGGTGCGGGCTCACGAGGCAGCATCACGGTTCGCGGCGTCTTTGACGTCGTAAAGGACCCAACCACCAATATTCCCGCTGGGACGATCCTTTACTGGTCGCAGATCAGTTGGCATGTGGTCAAGAACGCTTACTCCCATTCGATGATCGGCAAAGCCATAGAGGCCGCGCCGCCAGGCACACTCACAGTCCGCTTACGTTTGAGTCAATAGATGATGGCATCAATCGCAAAAGTAACAATCGATCGAGCTCGCGCAACGCAGTCCTTGCGGATGGCCAATGGTCTAGTCAGCCAATGGCTCTCGGTGGGCGAGTTCCGAAGTTGCTTTTGCGTGGCAAGCCAGTCAGTTCCATCGGCATGGATCATCGAAGGTCGTTTACCCAACGGCGATAACGTCCAACTCGCCAGTTACGAGACCGATTTGTTTGATCCGGCCAATCCACGCTACGTCACGATGAAGGCTATGTGTGGGCTGCCTATTCGATTCGTTGCGGCTACGCCTCAAACGAACGCGCGATTGTGGGTGGTATTCAAAAGTTAGCGACGACTACCGCTGGCCCGCACCAGGGGCACGAGTTGGGCCACGGCTCTCCAAACGATCCCTGCGTTTGCGGTCCAGCGTTAGTTGTCACTTCACAATGTTTCTGTTTTCTCTGCTTAAGGATCCGTGTTCTATGAGAATCGCAATTCACGTCGCCATGTTGGCGATCCTCACTTACCTTGCATCTACTGTCTCAGCACAGGAGGTGGTTTGCAAAGATGGCCAATGTTCGATTATCCAATTGGTTCCTCTCACTGAAGAGATTCAGATCGATACATCCACCATCGAAAGCTCGGCCGCTAGCGATGAGGATCGATTCACCCAAGTCATTCGAGCCACAGTTCGTGTCACCATTAGCGGCGTTTGCGGGAGCGGAACGGTTGTCGGTCGCGATGCAGATGGAAACGCGATCGTTCTTACCAACGCTCACGTAGCGGGCACTCAACGAGGTCGCACCGTTAACCTCGAACGGTGGAACTCAGATGGTTCCGTTGAGCGAGGCCGAGGAGCTATCATCTCTTCCGGATATGGCCGAGGGATGAGCGTCGACTTTGCCTTGCTTAAATGCAACGCTGAGTTTGCAAAAGATGTCCGCCCGATCCCGCTCGCCGACCGTTATCCAACCAAGGGGGCAATGGTCAGCACTTACGGCTGCCCTCGCTGTGAATGGCCTAGCTTGCAAGTGCTTAGCTTGAATCGTAGCGAAGGACAAATTCTTACTTGGAAGCCCGAAGCGATTGGAGGTCGTAGCGGTTCTAGCGTGATCGACTATACCGATGTTGGTCCTCGTGTCGTTGGGCTCCTCACTTGGGGAGGCGGAGGCGAAGGGCTTGGTCAATCGACTCCGTTCTTGCTCCAAGCCATGAAGGGCCGTCTGCCGAAATCGCTCGAGGCTCTGCCACAAGGTGTACGCGAAGTTTCCGATGAGCAGGAAAAGTACCACGTTGCGACTTGGCCGACTCAACCTCTGGCTGTGTCGAATCAAACAAGCGATCCCGCGTCACAAGATGTCATTGACTCCATCGTTGAGCCTGATCAAGAAACTATCCTGCGTCCACGTCCTCGGGACGAAGACGGAAAACGCAATCCTGCGGATAGACCTGTCTTGGGATTATTCGAACGCATTCAACGCTGGATTCGCGACAAGCTCCTTATCGGATTGCTTGTGATTGGAGCCTTCGCCGCAGGCGTCCTTTTCGGACGATCGGGAAGAAAGATTCTGCCTGTGTAGCATGCGTCCGTTCAAAGTTGTTGTCTTTCGTCTCTATGCTCTAGGACACAAGTCTGCACTATGTTTCATTGGATTGGATACTTGCTGTGTTGCTATTTGTCAGCGGATCTTTTGGCTGGCTTCTGGCATTGGTGGGAAGATCGTTACGCGGATGTGAAGTGGCCACTGATCGGCGATTGGATTGCCAAACCCAATCAGCTGCATCATGACCAACCTTTGGCATTCCTAGATCAAGGTTATTGGTCTCGCAACTCAACAACGATCATTCCCGCAGCGATCGCGTTCTTGCTAACGGTACCGCATCCAATCTGTGGAGTATTTGTGTTTGTGAGTCAAGCAAACGAGATTCACGCCTGGGCTCATAGCAAGGGAAAGGTCGCCTCATGGATCGACGCACTGCAATCGATAGGTTTGTTGCAATCTCCAAAGCATCACGCACAACATCACGTTGATCCATTTGAATCGAAGTACTGCGTGATGACTGACCTGCTCAATCCACTGCTTGATCGACTCAAGTTCTGGCGACGATTGGAGTGGATTGTTGAGCGAACGCTGGGAGTTGTTCCAAACAAATGAGCGATTTACTGAAGAACGGCCAGGAGTGGCTTGCCTCAAAACTCACCCAACACGCATCTCGTCAGGTCGTATATCGCCGAGGAGAGCTGGGGGCCACTCTCCAAGCAACGATTGGCAAGTCGATGTACGACCAGGACGATGGCGAAGGCATTGTGACTCGCAGCCAAGTCCGTGATTTTCTGATCGATACCTATGCCCTACTTTCCTCGATTATCGGAACGTTGCCACGCCGCGGTGACACCATCGTGGAGATCGATGGCGACCACACCTTCATCTTTGAAGTGATGGCCCTTGGTGGCGACCCACCTTGGCGCTACAGCGACCCATTCCGTTTGAAACTCCGCATTCACACCAAAAATATCGAATCCCATCCGTCATGACGACAGTTTTACAAGTTGCCGATAGTGTCACCGCCCAGCTCAATGCCGCTGAGTTCGATTTTGACTTCGTTGCCGAGCGGATGTACGTTCCCAACTTCGACCTCGAAGACATGAAAGAACTCCGCGTGACCGTTGTGCCTCGCGATGTTGAGCTATTCCCTCACGACCGCGCCCACAACAAGTACCACTGCCGCGTTGATGTTGCGGTACAAAAGAAGTTTTCGAAGGGAACCAACGAGGAGATCGATCCGCTAGTGGATCTTGTGGAGAAGATT